TTAACCGCCATTTTTGGCTAAAGGATTCAGCCTAATCGCATCCTTTAGATGCGTAGGCGAGAAGTGTGCATACTTCATTGTATCAGTGATACTGGCGTGGCCTAAAATTTGTTGTAAGACTAAAATATTACCACCATTCATCATAAAATGACTTGCAAACGTGTGGCGTAATACGTGAGTTGACTGCCCTTTAGGGAGTTGAACCCCCGTCTTATCTACGGCGCTTTTAAAGGACTTAATACAGTTACTAAATAACCGACCATTCTTTTTTGGTAATTCAGCATAAAGCTCTTTGCTTATAGGAATAGTGCGATGCTTATTGCCCTTTGTGTGAATAAAGGTAATTCGGTGTGGTGTTAATTGGGTGCTAGTCAGGGATTCAGCCTCTCCCCATCGGCAACCAGTAGATATGCAAATTTTAGATATTAGGTATGCATCAAAATTGCGGCCGTTTTTTAGTTCATCAAAAACAAAAGGAATTTCTTCGCTTGTTAAAAATCCCATTTCAGGCTGCTTGTATTTTAAAGCTCTAAGTTCTGTGAGCGGGTTGTTGTGCTTCCATTCGCCCAATCGTTTTAGTTCGTTAAATAACGCATTAAGGTAACTTTGATCGTTATTGGCTGTTTTGATTGATACTGTTTCTATACGAAGTTGGCGGTATTTTGAAAATTCACTTGCAGTAATGTTTCTTGCAACTGGATTTTTCATCATGAGTGACATAGCGAGCAGTTTTCTTTTTCTTTTTTGTCCATCACTCAATGCTTGGCCGTGAAGTCCAAACCATACTTCAATTAACTCATTAAGGGTGCGATTATCGTCTTTGGCGGGCATCCACGGCTTTTGGATGGATTCAGTCTGAGTGAATTGCTCAAAGCGCTTAGCCTCGCCTTGAGTTAGGAATGTTTTTCTTATTCTTTTCTGATTACTCAGGTAGATCTCGACTAAGTATTTTCCATTCGATTGTTTTCTAATTGACATTATTTACTTGTTTTTAATAAAGAATAAGGATTTGCTAAAAGGTTAATCTAAGGAAAGAACCGCATGACCGCGATTACAATTCCAACAAGCGTGACATTCAAGCCGAATAACCAGATGGTTTGTTGTCGTAAAGAGCTGTGTAGCTCAGTTTTTACCTTTTCAACATCCGTCCTGACTTTTTCAACATCCGTCCTTACTTTGCCAAATTCTTCTATGGTTTTTAGTTGAAAATCAGTTAAATCTTTACGTACTTGTTTAATATCCGCTTTTATTTCAGAAGTGTCTTTTTCTAAATGGCTAACTCGTTGCTCTAGTGTTGTCATTGGCGGCTCTCCTCCTGAAGTGGTACCTTTGATTCTATCAGGAAGGGGGACGGATTTTAAATAACTCATTAGCTACATCTCCGATTCGTTTAGTATTCTTACTACTACAGTTGGCGCTAATAAGGTCGTATTGCCACAGTATGTGCAAGTTATAGGTATGTGAAAGCTATTGGATAGCAATTCTAATTTACTTTTATTTTTGTTGTAAATTGAGAAATCGGAATGCATAAAAACAATATTCTCATCACCATCCCATAAGGGTTCGCAAGTGTGTTCATTTCTGCATGCGCTACATTGATTTAGATTTATGAGTTTCATGTATTTATCAATGTCGTCTTTTTTTAAATTAAATGCATCATACGTCATATATATTCCCCTAGAACAATCTCATTGCAGAAATAACCACGCCAACAATGGTGCAATTACCATTAATAGGAACAATTTGAGTTGGCCAATTTGGGTTGGCTGCCTGTAGGTATTTTTGGCCGTCCTCTATGATTAACTGCTTAAATGTTGCTTGGTTATCATCATCTAAGCGAGCAATTACATATCGACCACTCCATGTTTCAGCTTCAGGATCTACGAAAATCAATTCACCCTCTGTAAATACTGGCTCCATACTTTTCCCTCTTACTCTCAAAAGGAAAGTGCTTTCACTACAGTTGATGGGGCAAGGGTAGTATTCCATTTCGTCTGACTCAGTGAGATAGATTTCATTCCACCCCCCCGCTTGGACCCATGATATTAGAGGATACGCTCCGTGCAATTTGTGATGCACAGGTTCTACGTTACTTTCTTTTTCTGTAGGGGTAGGTGATTTTTTACCAGTTAGAATCCAATTAACATCGCAATCAAGAGTTTTTGCAAGCGCAACTAAGCTTTCGCCACTAGGGCGATACGCATCTTGCTCCCACATTGTTACTGATGCAGGCGACACGCCAGAAGCCTTGGCTACAGCTGCTTGCGTGAGTTTCTTTTCCTTCCTTAAGCGAAGGATTCTAGATCCGAGAGTATTCATAGCTTTCATATTACCTATATGTGAAATTAGATAGCATAGGCGTGCTTTTGAAATAGAAGTCATCACCAATGGCGCGCTGAAGTCTGACTTCACGCTATCCAGAAATGATATTAAGAAAGAGAGTTTGCTATGAGTATGGTTTTGGCTATTGATGCTCCGTTGTTGGCTATATCTGAATATGCAAGACGCGCGGGCATAACTTCTGAATCGGTTGAGAAGCAGTGTGAGAAAGGGCATTTACCTTTTGTTCAGCATACGCCACGCGGAACTAGATACATCAATATGGTGCAGTTAATGAAGCGCTGCGAAGAGGCTAACGTTAATAAGCCTTGGAATTAAAAGTGGTATCGGTACAAATATTCTCAGTAACAAAGCACCAATTAATCAGCATTGTTCCTGATTGTGAATATTCGTCGAACTTCTACCGCGCCATCGTTGAGATGGAAATAAAACACAATAAATTCGCTGAGGAAATGCTCATATTTCCCCATGAGAAAATCGCCATTATTACGTTAAACAACGACCTACAGGTTGTTATTCGAGAGAATACGGATCATGACAAGCACTAGCGCACTTACTGTTGTATACAACGGATTGCTTCAAGGTTATCAATTCCAAATGGAAGCCATGAAAGAAAATGGTATGCCTGACAGCTCTTTTCATTTCCGCTCAGAAAAAATGCGTGAAAGCCTAACAAATCAAATCGGCTCGCTATCTCAAATGGCTTACGATTTAGGTAATCATGATTTAGCTTCAACGCTTTTATCAATGGCAACAGAGTTTGGCTCTGACGCTGTTCCACCAATGCCTCTTTAATTCAGGGCTATATTATGAATATCTCCCTAGCTAAAGCATTCTGCACGCTTGTATTGCTCTCATGTGCAATTACGTCTGCGTATTTAACTTATTCATTCATGTATGAATTAGGCTCAGCCATTGGTGTGGCGATCATATTTGCGATTATTGGGATCACTCTTGATTTGGTAAAAACCATATCACCCACTTTTATACCCACAGTCGCTAAACAAAATTCACTTATTGCCTTACTTCTTGTTGCGTTAACAGGCTCGCTTATGGTGATAAGTACCATAGCTTCCATCTCAGCTATTGAGAAAGGCGCAAATCAAATGACGGTAGCCACAAAACAGAACGTGGCCATAACCGAACAAATCAATAATAAGAAACTGGAGTTAGAAAACTTACAGTTACTTGCTAAGACGCAACTCAGCGCAAACCAAATATCAAAAGCGGATAGAACGGCAATTACTGTTTCTCGTGTCACTGACGAGCTGAATGCGCTTTATCACGCACAATCAAACACAAAAGACACTTCATTTCTGAGTCAGTACGACTCAAAAATCACCTTGTTTATAGCTGTATCCATCGAGGTGGTTTCTGTCGTAATGGCTCTCACTTTACACTCATTAAATACACTTGAGACAAGTGTAAGAAGTGTATCAAGCCCAGTAAATACTACGGTTACACCTCCAAGTGTACGACAACAAATTCAAAGTGTATTACCAAGTGTAAGCACAGAAAAAACACTTGAAATGCAGTTTGCTGCAAGTGTTTTAAGTGAAGTGAAAGAGGCTATTTTAAGTGGCGCAGTAAAGCCTAGTTATCGAGGGTTAAAGACGGCCTTTGGAATACCACAAGAGCAAAGTAAACAGATATTAAACCAACTCCACCAACAATCAATTTTAGAGTCGTGGAATAACGGCGGCTATCGACTGAGGGCAACGTAATGATGCAACAACAAGAATTTATCGTAAAAATGGCAATTGCATATATGCAAAATCATGGTCACACACCATCAACTGCCCACCTAAAAGATTGGGCGGATTTATGGCGCACCGCAACTAACGCTGCATATTGAGTTAAAAGAGTGAGCGATGAACAGAGAAGATTTTTTAATAAAAATGATTATCTCATACATGAATAATCACGGAAGAGCACCTATGGAGTCGCAAGTGGATGGTTGGACTGAGTTATATAAGAGTTACACGGACTAACCATTAAGGTGATTGAGTATGAAAGTTTGGACAGTACCAGAAGCAGCGAAAGCGTTTCCTGTCGGTGCAAAAGTGAAGTTTTTCCGCATTGTCTCTGATAAAGAGGATTTCCATGAAGGCGTAATTTCTAGCAAACCTAGAATAGTTTATGGCGAAGTTGCTGTTTCATTGGATGGATATATCGGTTCGTTTTCTATTAATCACTTGGAGTTATCTGAATGAAACCAATCACAAGCAAGCAAGAATTTTTAATGTTCATGACTTGTAATTACATAAAAGAAAGTGGGTTAACACCAAAAACGGCACGGCTCGAATGTTGGGCTGAGATATATGAGTCATACCTGATAGAAAACATCGAAAAGAGAAGTTGGAAGCATTACATCTCAGCCTTTGCGCGCTTCTTGCTTGCGGGGTTTGTTATATCCATTCCGGCAATGTTAATTATTTCCATCGCTTTTACGTTGTCTGGATATGAACCATTAATGGTTGCCTATGCTGCTCTTGTTGTATTGCAACTGACTTATGTATCGTCAGCTATCGACTTGATCACCAAGTTTATAGCTCGTGGGTTAGCAAGGAAGAAAGCATGAAAAACAAGCACGTAAAACAAATGATATGCACGCTATGTCAAGAAAAAATGAAACTAGCAGATCCCAAAAATAAATACGTTTTCAAATTCGGTAGAAATGGGCTTGGTTTTTACATCAACAACGGCAGTGTTCTTATTGCTGCTTATCCGTTTGGTGTTATCTCGATAAAAGCTCAGTCTTTAAAAGGGAAGTAAAACCATGAAAAACAACTCATCAATAAAAGCAAGTTACAAAGAGCTCTATGCGGCAGTTCGCACAGAAGGTGCTCTTGGTCTTATTGCAGTTCTTGATAAAACTCGCACAAAACACGGCGTTATGATTGCGTGTGATTTATCAGAAAAGGCACACATTGTTTTTCATAGAGAAACTGAAATAAGACGCCATAAATCATTATCTGAGCGATTAATTCAGTACAAGCAATATAAGCTCAGAAGACAGCGATTAGATGAAGCTTTAGGTTGTTAGGTGTTGATATGAAAACAGCAAATAAGTCAGTGACAATTAAACAGCTCTACAAGGATATTTACTCGGCTAATCGAAGTGGCGGGTTGCTTGAGCTATTGCTTGCTGTCGATGAAGCGGAAAAGAAAAGCGATCGTTTCACCTCGCGTAAAATAGTAGCCTGCATAGACCGTATGCGTAATGAAAACATCGCCAAAGTTAGGTTTGATTTAGAGGAAAGGTTGCGTCACTACAAATATGAAAAGCGCAAAGTAATCCACATAAACAACGGTTACAGCATTACTACTATTAAGTAACTCAAGAGATAAATTAGTGAATACACCCAAGCACATTAACGACGAAAACAAGCACAGTGAGCAACCGCTCGCTGCGCTTAGTCGTATGCGCTCGGAAAGTAACGACACTGCCCCTTTTGAATTGAAAACAAACCACTCTCGCAAATGGGCTATTGCTCCAGTTTGGCATCCACAAGAATCTCTTAATGCTGAGCTCGAAGTTATCCCTTATGCGCAGCGCAAAAAGAAACACATACCAACACTGAACCGTAAAGTGTTCAATACTATCGAAAAGCACGGCGCATGGGTAAGTGCTCAGTGGCCATGTTTAGTGCATAGGCTAATTGAAGTAGGTATGCGCAAGCGCAACCTTTCATTCAGAGCCGATCATAAACAAAACATAGAGAATACCCTGCGTTGGATTTCATACAACTCAGACGCTGTTACAGGCTGCATTAACGTAACACGCTTATGCATTGAGATCGGTAAAGAGATCAATGTATCAAGCTCTACCATTGCATGGATCATGAAAGAGCTTGTTGTTATGGGGATCTTGTATGAACCGGAGCACAGTGGGCAATCAATCCAGGATATAATGCATGATGGTCGCCTGCCAAGAACGCTGTGTGCAACACCGTTGTACTACGAGCTCATGGGTATTAAGAATGAAGAACTTGAACACTTACGTTCAATCGAGATCCAACGCCGCAAAATAGAGGCCGCCAAACGCTACGAGCAATACGATGCAGACATAGCCCTAAAGACATACTGCCAGAGCAATATATTGCGCGTATGGGAGCACAGGCACGCACAAGCAACCTCAAGCTACACCATTAAACTGGCAGATATGAAGCCAGTAGATCGTCTTACTTACATCTCACGCAAGTTAGTTGAACGTATCAAAGCCAAAGGCTGGGCGGTCAGTACAGACATCGCTAACATCACCAAGATGGCCAACAACCTATTAAGCCGCATGGGGCTCTCTGTTAAGCAGAGCGAGCTCTCACCCTCAACACCCTAATCTGTAGTTACCTTGTCACACTCTTAGCTGAGTGGGCTTTGTTGCGCCTGTTGTTTATTGCTGTATAAAAAGTAAACGATATGCACCGATAACGCGATCCATTATGACCACATCAAGATCCTTTTTAGATCGTATTCTATGACTTATTAACAGATGTCGGAATAGCCCCCTTTTTAGATGGGTATAGCCCCTTTGTTAGTCCTGCTAATATTCTTTTGTTATATATTTCAAAAATATCTTACTCCAACAATGCTTGTTGTTAAAAATACCTCCCATTAATTTTTTTGTGAGTTCATACGAAAATAGAAACCACAGTGGTAAAAATTAACGGGCCCCACAGCCAACGTTTACCACATCACAAGAACACAGGCTTACCTGTGTTCGTTGGCTGCGCTGAAAGTGCTTTTTGTCATTCGACAGGAAGGTTGGTCACACTCTACTTGATGGAGTGGTAGTTCTTATCGCTACGCGATGATTCTGGCATGAAAAGAAGGCAAGATCTAGATTGTAGGTAGACTTCAAGCTCTACGGCTTACTGTGGGGTTTTACTGCAATAAAGCGTATAGGTTTAGAGATTGGAGCAATAAGAGCGCCACGTGCGCACTGTGGGCTTTGGTTGTAAAAATAAAGGTTATCCCTTGATTGTTAATTACGTTATATTTCTGGGGAATCCCCAGAAATTTTAAGGAAATAGAAATGAAGGACGCATTCATTGAATTACAGAAATCCACCTCGCTCTCCAACTTCGCCTGCGCTGAGTATCTTGGTATTAGTGAGGCGTCTGTTCAAGATAGACGGAACGGAAGGTATTCACCCAAAAAGAGTGAGCTCATTGCTCTTGCTGTTTATGGTACTAAATCTGGTGATAACGCATTGAATTTCTTGCGAAAATTAACAGAAAAATAATGCTATTTTCTGCTGAAAAATGCAGCATTAACAGATCGCAAATGTTATAATAAGGCCTTGATTTACATTATAAATAACCTCTATTTTTTAATGTGATTTTATCCCTATTAATCAAGGAAAATAGCGTGGCCGAAAATAACAAAAATCGCCTTCATTGGTACCATGTTTCTATTTTAGTTTTTTGTACTGATGGCTCAACCTCTTTTCGTGAGGTTCAAATTAATACCAATAAGCAGTACGTATCAAAAGCAGTAATTGAAAATTGTAGACATCAAATAATTCATGACACTGAACTTGCAGAAGGCGCAAGCATTCAGGCTATCTCCTATCTAGGCTCTATGACGGAATTGGAGTTCTACGGAAAACCAGATAGTGCTCATGTGCATTAACAATAAGTGATTAGGTAACATAACTATGGCTCGACTTCTTCTGGTTGAGTGCCCGAGCTGTCACACAAAAGGTAACGTGATCACATCAAAGCGCGTGAGTGGTGAGTTGCGCGAATTGTATTGCCAGTGCATGAACTTGAATTGCGCCAAAGTGTTTGTTTTGCACTTGGCGTTCTCTCACTACCCAAAGTGTCATGGTGGAAAACCCGATCCTGAATTGCAGCCCGAATTGTGCAGTGATGATGGTCAGGTGGATATGTTTGAAAATGAAACCAATGCTGAAAATTAAATAAATTTAAATACACCCAAAAACGAACGATTGCGATCTTGAAGGTCTGCGTAATAACTGCGATAATAGCAAGGATTCTCTTTTCTTATCAATGCGTTATGCGTATTTCTTTTGCATATTCATGCAGCTTCCATTTTTCGTTTTTTAACCGCGCTGAATTTCGGTGCGGAGGGGGGGGAGTGCCGACGCAACGCCTGCGCGCGCTCCTCTCGTCATAACTATGCGCAACCATGCATACGAGCGGAGAATTAGAGCGCAATGTGGGAAAGAAAGTACGAACAAGGACGATGGAATGGTCTTGTGCTCAACATACTGAGCACCACCATCGATGGCGGTAAGCGATTACACATCAGTGAGATCCCTTACGCTGATTTGCCAACCATTAAAGTTATGGGCAGTGCCGCCAGTAGCTTTGCGCTTGAAGTGGTAATGGTCGGCGCTCACTCCTTGGTCGATGCAAACGCCCTGCTTGCTAACCTAGATAAAACACCCAAGGGTGAGCTCGAGCATCCGTGGCTTGGTGAGCTTCCTCTGGTCTTTGAAACCTATTCCCAAAAGATTGATACTAAGCTTGGTTTAGTTACACTATCCCTCTCTTTTGTTCGCGGTGGCGAGCTGCCTGCGCTGAGCTCAATCATCACCTCCGGCGCTGTGTTTGATGCATCCATGCAATCTGATGAAGTGATTGCGGTTTCATCTGCTACGTTCGCGGCGGATGTTGATGCTGCAAGCGTATCGGACATGGAGACGCTGCGCGCGCGCTTCACTGATCTTGTGACAAGCTTGCAAGGTGTCGCCAGTCGGTTATCTATCCCAAGCCAAACGCTCTCGCAATTAAACCAAGAGCTAAACAGCGCGCTTGTTGCTATCTCAAGTATTGCCAATGCACCTATGCAATTCGCGGAGCAACTCAGTAAGACAGTAAAAAGTGTCGCTAAGGCGGTACGCTCAGAAAATAAGGTTGCAAGCGTCTCAATAAGCTCAAGCAGTCAGCTTGCCAGTGAAGCGGTGGACAACTCACGCATGGCACAAGTGGCCATGCTTGAGTTAATCGTTCTTGATGTTCCTAGCGCGCACTTCAATGTACAGCTGGTCGTTGCGGCGGTACTAATGAGTAAGGACATTGCAGAGCTTACGCAGCGTGATGGCTTTGATGTTGTGCAATCAAGTACGCAGCCCCTGTTTATCCTGAATGATTTACGTCGTATCACTTCAGAAATGGAAGCTCGCATAGGAGATGCAACACGCGTATCCACGCTTGAGAGTCTTGAGTTGTTTAATGCGCTAGTGGTACTAAAAGATGGGATTGGAGCGCAGATTGGTAAAGTAACCAAAGGAAGTATACCAACACGACACAAAACATTACCACGACCAGTGCCGGCACTCGCGCTTTCGTACCAATACCACTCGAATGCAGAGTTAGTGGTTGCATTAAATCCAACTCAACACCCACTGTTCTTACGTGATGTGGTTGCGATAGAGGTGGCATCATGAGCTGCTTGACCTTGTTTATTAGTGGGCAACGTATTCCTTTTCTGAGTGCGGATGTAAGCTTTTCTATTGAGCAGCTTGCGCACACTTTTACCTGCAGTATTGCGCCTATGGTGATCACAAAACCTTTACCGATTGAGTTTAAACTCAACGATAAACGCATCTTCATTGGATCTATTGATACTGCAAGCTCAAACACCGCAAGCAGCGAGTTTGCTATGAGCCTCTCAGGTCGCTCTTTGAGTGCCAATATGATTGATTCTAAGATCACAATGGATGCGGTTTATGACCAGACGTTGGACGCATTGATTGGTAGTGTTGCTAGTGATTTTGGCTTAACTATGACCTCACTTGTTGATACCTCTGTGCTTGGCGTGATTGAAGAGTTTCAAATTAATGCAGAATCACCTGTCGATAACTTTTCGCAACTGGCTAAAGAGCAAGGGGTAATACTGATTGAGCGCAACGGTGCCCTAACCATAGAAAACCCTGCGCACGCCGCCCTTCAGGGTGTGCGACTTGAGGTGGGGAAAAACATTAAATCAATCACTATCGATCGCAACTTCACCAAGCAGTTCTATCACATCGAAGTGCAAGGGCAATGGAATGATGCCCATGCAGTAGTTACTTATGCACCGGCGAATACACAACGTAAAATGGTGATTGTATCCGACCAATTGCAAAGTGCCGCTTCTTGTAAGGCGCGCGCAGAGTACGAGCGCGACTTAGCCATCGCTCAAGGTCTAACGGTATCCACCTCGATACCGGCTTTATTTAATGAGCTAACTGGCGATGCAATTAATCGCACAATCAATGTGGTTGATGCGCACCAACAATTCAATGAGCAAATGCTCATCAAATCATTAACGCTGTCAGTCAATGACTCAAGCTCTGAAACCAAGATTGAACTGTTTAGACCGTTCGAGGAGAAAGCCGATGTTTAATCGTGTGATGAATCGCATTAAGAACCTTTTTGCTATTGGTGAAGTAACCGGTGTTGATACTAAAGTTCTGCAGATAAAAACCTCAACAGGCCGAACAAATGATCGCATTAAGCGATTACATAACTACGGTTTTATGAGTCACCCCAAGGTGGGTGCGCGTTCGTACTTGCTGTTTTTGGGTGGCGTTCGCAGTCGCGGCGTATCGTTCTGTGTTGAGGATGAGCGATATGAAATGGAACTAGAACCAGGAGAGGTGGCCATGCTTGATGATAAGGGCAATCTGGTGCATTTCACCAAGAATGGGATCGTTATTAAAACCAGTGAGAAAGTTGAAGTGAATGCAGGGAAAGATGTCAGCGTGACCGCAGGTGGTGACATTATAGCTGATGCTAAAAAAATTAAGCTGAATGGTGGTGCCGGTGTTCTTACGTGTGAAAGCACTTGTCATTTCACGGGCGGTCCTCATGCGGATGGGTCAAGTGTTGTCTTTGCGGGGAAAGCCTAATGCCATTAGATAAAGGCTCACTTAAGGCCAAAATCATCAAAGAGATGAACGGTAAAGGCATTGTAACAGAGGGTGAGTTTGCAAAAGCCGCAGATTTAGCGGAAGCCATTGCCAGTGCGGTGGTTGATGAAATTACCAGTAATGCGCAAGTCGTTGTGATGAGTGGCAGCTCTGCGGGGAGTTATAAAGTCTCATGAACCATTTTAATTTAAACGCATTGGCTGCCCCGCTAACCAGTATTGATGGATTAACTCATGCTGTACTGCAGAGTGTATTAAACCATGCTCCATCCACACAAAACGACCGTGCGCGCATGAAAAGTGATGAGCGAGGCGGATGTTGGAATGATGCATATGTACGAGCAATAGGCTCGCGTGACTGGACGCTTGCGCGTGAAAAGAACACGCCGCAAACCCTCATTCGTACCCAACGTTTTTATGAAGACGCACTAGCGTGGTTAGTGAGTGATGGTCATATCCGCTCTGTGCGTGTGGATGTGGTTGCGATCACAAGTACTACCATAGGCCGAAAGGTCATCATTACCACCAATGACGGCGAATCGTTAGGGATCCCTTTATGAGCACACAACGCAGTCTCGCCTCTTTAGTTGAGCGAGCAAAATCCACGCTTGTTGCCAAAACAGGTCAAAATAACCCAGCGATAGACGCCATCGCTTGTGCGATTGCCGGAGTGAGTTATGGGCAGTATGGCTATCAAGATCAACTCTTTCGAGAATTATCCCCTGAAACCGCCTCAGAGTCGTGGTTGTATCTTCATGCTAAGCGTCACGATGTAGAGCGATTATTGCCAAGTTTTGCACGCGGATTAGTTCGATTTGAACAACTTGCTGATGTCGTTCTTATATCTAAAGGAACCATTGTTGTTAGCTCGCTTGGGTGTGAATTCATCACAACAAAAGCACAATACAGTAATACCGATGTTGAGGTAATTGCTCTCAGCTCTGGTATCTCAAGCAATCTATCAAATGGCGCGATACTTACCCTATCCAAAGCTATTAGCGGCATAAACCCTGATAAGGTGCTCTGCCTTGGTATTAGTGGCGGTGCTGACATCGAAGATATTGAGCACTGGCGTCAACGTATCTGTACTGCATTCAACAAAGGCGTTCTCGTTGGTCGCCGAAGTGATTATGAGGCGTGGGCGCTATCTGCTCATGCCGATGTGGATTATGCATGGGCGTTAGATAACACACCGGAGCGCGGCATGGTTCAGGTGTTTATTGGTGCGCGAGAAAAGAGTCCTGCACTACCGCAAGCGGTCATTGATACCGTGCAAGCGTACATTGAAAGTGTTCGCCTTGCAGGGTGTCACCCTATCGTTGGCTTGCCAACACCTAAGCCCATTAATATTGAAATTCAAAACGTGCAAGATGAAAACATTAGAGCAAGCATTACCCTTGCACTAGAGGGATTATTTGAAAGTAAAATGGGCAAGCGCGATGAGTCAGTTATGCCACCAAAACCAGTCTCAATCTCCCCAACTGAGATAGTCATTGCCATTGCGCCTATCACGAGTAATTACCTCGTAAAGCGACCTACAGAAGAGCAATTTATTACCAATAGCGAAGTGCATACCCTTGGAGAGATAACGTGGACACCTCTGACTTAATTATTGAATACACTGACGATGATTTTGCTCATGCCATTCGTCAACTCTTACCCAAAGGAAAGTACTGGCAAGAGGCTGATAATACAGAGCTTACCAACTTAATATCAGGTATGGGAACTGAATTTAAAATCACTCACGATGAGGTTCAGCTTGCCTTGCTTACCGAGTTTGATGACACCCTATTTGGTTGGCGTTTAACGGATTATCGAAAGCTAATGACTGAGCATCGCATTATTGGAAAAGTCTACGATAACCCATTAACTCCCAACCTAATTACCATCGACATCGATGCAAGTCAAAATTACCAAGATATGATGAGCGCATTTAATAAAACTCGACTGCCTCACACTGAATTTCATTGGGTTTTGGATGCAACCGCAAGCGTGGATGATTTAATTGTGCGTATCGGCGGCTATCAAAAAAATGTGTATCACACACGAATTGGGCCTAAACCGCCGCAACCCATAGTTAATGGCTCGGCTAATACCGCACCTTATATCACTGTTTTTGAAACTTACGAGATAACCATCAATGAATAAATCAGACGCAAATCAGCGAGGCGTTCTTACTGATATCGGTCAGCAAAAAGTAAATGCTCATGCCGCAGCAGGAACCAAGCTAATAATAAGCCACTTTGTGATTGGGGATGGTAACGGTCAGCCTGTTATCCCAAATAAAGCAGGCACATCACTAACTCATGAGATAGGTAAAGAGCCTATCACCGAGACAACTCCTGGCATACTTTCAGGTGGTATTTTTATGTCATCAGAAATGACAACTAAATACCAAGGCCAATGGATAAGAGAAGCTGGACTGGTTGATTCTGACGGTGATTTGATTGTGTGGTGCTCTTATGCACCTACACTTATATCTCAATTTACCGAACGTAAAATGATGATAAATATCCCTATATTATCCAGTGACGTGGTGTCCATTGTGGTTGATACGACAAAAAAATGGGCAACTCAAGAGCAGCTTGATAAAAAACTGGATGCAACTGCAACGGCTGAAAATTCAAAATTACTTAATGGAAAGACAGCGGAAGAGTTATCTGGCGGTGAGTGGCAACTTATCCGCACTGTTAATTGGGTTCAGGGTGTAGGCGTTGGTGGTGTATTACTTGGCTCGATTGCTGATGTGCTTAGGCATGGATTTAAGATTGTAGGCTATAACAGTGATGGGGAGAGAGTTTGGATACCGCAAATTTACAGCGTTGGTGTGTCACCTACGGGTCTAATTGAGATTGCGAATTCGTGGTTCAATACTGACCTTTATGCTCACGATGGATTATCAACAAAATTTGGGGCGACGTATAGATATAGTTCGGGAACCTCAATGAGAGCAAGAAGGAGTACTTGGATTTTTGGAAATTCCCCAAGAAAGCCAATGACGTTATCTGTGATCCCATCTAGCGATGAGATTGAACTCAGTGACTATTCAACATCATTCGCGTGGGCAACTGGTCATGCTCTTCTTGATTTAGCTAAGATTGGCCTTAGTAAATCAGATGATTTGTATGTTTTTTTTCAATCAGAGTCTGGATTATTTCAAGTAATCGATAACATTAAAGTCTATAAGAGGAATTCGTAATGTTTCTTATTGCTCGCAATATTAATAACACCAATTATCTTACTGTATACAGCGATAAAGCAATAGCGCTTCAACGTTTATCGGTATTTGAAAACGATGGTGATCATGCATTTGTGATTGAGGTTGATAACTTTGATTATTGTACACCCAATGGATTATCGGCTGATTGTCCTGACTTTTCTCATTTGATTGTTGATTACAAGAAAAAATCAATTTCATGGAATGTTCAGTCAATTGCAAAAGAGCTAGAGGCTGAAAAATCATTAGCCATTGATAATGTCATTGAGCTTGCTTATGCCGATAAGGTAAAGCAAGAAAAAAATGAGATACGATCTGGATTGACAGGTATCAGTGCATTAAGTGTGAACGAGAATGTTATCTCAAAATATAAGCCCATCATTAACTCTATTAATTCTGCATCAAGCAAGGTTGAACTTGAGTGTATTTATAAAGAGCTAACAGTATGAATGAAGTTAAGCACTATACAATCGTAACCACTCGCGGTCTTGAAAAAATACAAGCCAAATATCAAGCAAGCCAGACGGTTAATTTAACTCATATGGGCTTTGGAGGAGCTAATGAATATATCGCCCCAAACGCAGCAGCAACGATCGTTCCTAACCAGTGGGCGAAAGTACCACTAGAGCGCCACCCTGATGATGGATTCATTGGTGGCGGTGCCACTGTTACTAATAAAGAAGAATACAAGGGTCACTGGCTTGGTAGTGTTGGTATTTATGATGAGGATGACGAGCTTATTCTTATCGCGGCAACACCATTGGTGGAAATATCTTTGGATGAGTCAGTAGTCGCCTCTTACCCTATTGATTTATACACAGTGTTAGATAATGCATCGAGTGTGATTGTAATCACTGATACTTCGATGACTTATCCTACGTACGACGAAATGAACGATGCCATCAATAAGTTAAAAGAGCTAATATTTGGTGGCAATCCAAGCGCAGCACTCGATACGTTATTTGAACTAGCGGCAGCTTACGAAGGCTCTGAGGATGCAATTAAAACAATATTAGCCGAACTGAGTAACCTAAAAAAAGGTGTCGAGTCTAATAGCGTGGGCATTCAGAAAATAAAAAAAAGAGCGATGGCATTTCTTGATGCTACACCAGAAATTAGATTAGGTGGTGAAGAGACGTTTGCTTACAAAGTCAAATTTAACTCCTCATTATCAAATGTACGTTGTATTTATTTCAAAGTACCCGTTGTCGATGAAACTGGTTGGGAGAAGGATATCTCTTTTCGTATCGATGTTGTGTCAAGTGGAGAGTCGTTAGAAACAACCTCAGTTGTGGACTTATACGGCAAGATGGTGAATCACAGATACCCATTAACGATGACTGCCTCAACTAAAGAATTGATACTACCATTTGAAATTATCAATAAAAAAGCAGGGCAGTCATTGCGCCCATCAACAACTTCACCAATGGGTATGTGGTCAGTAAGTGAATAGTACAGATATTGCGGTCAATAGCTGTCAACTCTAGCGTGACTCTACTGAGATTTTTTTATTACAAACCCAATCCTTTGATTGGGTTTTTCTGTATTGGGCTATACAGAAAAACCACTCGTTCATTCCTCCCCGCGCGCGATGTATTCTCAAGGTAAATTAATTACTTGAGATTATTATGTCTGAAAAAGATATCGCTCGTATTGATACCACCATGAAACACTTGGTGGAATTAACCAAAGAGCAAAATACAACCTTGCACAAAATGCTTGAAACCCTTACCGATACCCGAACTACATTGGCGACTGTTTGTATTCAACTGGATTCTCATTCCGAGCGCATCGGTAAATTAGAGTCCGATAAAACATGGATAGTACGATTAATTCTAGCGGCACTTATTACCGCGACTATTACTGCTGTTAAGGTGATGCAATGAATAAATTTAGCAAAACAAGCGCAACGCGATTGGCCACTTGCCACCCTGATTTGATCAAAGTATTTACTCGCGTTCTTGAGATATGCGACTGCTCCATTCTTTGCGGCCACAGAACAGAGAAAGAGCAAAATGCACTACCAAGCAACAACACCCAAGTTCGCTACCCAAACAGCAAGCATAATTCATTACCAAGCAAGGCTGTTGATGCAACTCCGTATCCTTATGACGAAAAGGATCGCGAGCGCTTCAGTTATTTTGCAGGTGTAGTGATTGGAGTTGGCGCTTCAATGGGCGTGGTCATTCGTTGGGGCGGAGATTGGGATAACGATTTTGATCTCAAAGACAATAGCTTTGATGATTTAATGCACTTTGAACTCATTGATGATAACGCCTGAGAAATTTGATGCATGGCGTGTATGGCCACGATTAATGAGCCTCTTTGTTGGTTATATGTGGGTGGAGTTTAATAACTATTTTTTCTCCACCCCTATTAACGAGCACAGTGAGTTTGCGCTCGTTCAGTATGCAGCAATCACCGGTGTATTTATTGGTTTCTGTAAGTTCTACATGGATACAGGAAAGCGACTCAATGCAGATTAAAATAATCCTACTTATCCTGATCTGTTTGTTTGGGGTTTTGTTTTTTGTTTATCGTGAAGGCTACGACAAAGGCTTTACGACTGCCATAGGCCAAATACAAACCCAAAATGCAAAGCATGTGGATACGGTGATTAAAAAGGCCAATGATGTGGTGATGAATGATGAGAAAGTCATTGATAAATTCATTACCACGCAAGCTGAATTTATCAAGAGCGTTGAAGTAGTGAGCATGCAGCGTCAGGTTGATAGGAAACCACATCAAGCAGCGAGTGTTGCTGCCAAGAAAGAGAGCAAGCATGAAACAAACAATGTTGTGCGTGTTGTTGGTATTGATGATGACGAGCTGTACGAGCTACAGCGTCTCACAAGAGCCGCTAACGCCCATTAATAGACGAATAGACAGTGCATTATCTCTGCCTTGTGCAGAGCTTCCAATACCTGACAGCATAGATAAAACCGCCCACTTCCAATGGAAAAAGGCGGTCATTATTTTATACCAGGAATGCCGCGCAAAACATCGAGCGCTACTGGAAACTACGCAGCCTTAGAAGGGTTATCTAACCCTTCATATTCTTTAATTGTAATAATATCCATCCCAACAAATTCATTAAGCTCACACACCGACTCCAATAACGGCACTAGCTCGTTTTTATGAAATACGCGATCCACTTTGTTTAAATCACTGCTTGAATTAAATCCCTCACGAACAATGCTCATCAACTCTAACGGAATACGATGACTGGCCAATACGTCATTGGTCGTCATGCTCTTGATGTCCTTAAAGGCATCTTTCGCTTCCACTTGACCGATTGGGGTTAGTTCTGGCTTTTTGCCATCTTTACCTTTTGCGTTAACGTAGATGTTTTTAAATGCTCCACCCTTTGAGAGTTTTTGTTTGATTTCTCTCTCTTGGTCGCTAGTAAGATTCGGGTCGTTCATATAAAGAATATACCCTGCATGCGAACCATTAATGTAGTACTTACGACGAAACAAGGTCGCATCTTCATTTAACCAAATAGAGCTTAATGCGCCGATGTATTGCGGTAATCCATACAACTCTTGAGAGACGTCGTATTCGGTTAAATGAAAGATCTGCCCTGCACGGTAGTCAATTTGCCCCTCGTCACTGAACGCTTTTGGCTTATAGCAATATTCATCTATCTTTTCTTTACGGCGCATAAACAGTGCAGGTAAATGCTTAATGGCAACAATCTCACGAAGCCCATTACGAACGACCTGAAGGTAGCCATTACCAAAGGTTAAAAAATCTGCCATAAAACGCTTAAAATCGCGCTTTTTGAGTAAAGGGTGCAACTCAACCGAGCTGCTGGCCATGTTGCCTTTTACATACAGTGCAGAGCCGTGCATAGGGTTTGCTCGCACCGCCTTGGCAAGCGTATCAAGTGGAATGGGCGTTTCATATAAGCCATTAACAAGCGCTACTTCCATGTAGCTGAGAATGTCACAGCTCATGACGCTTTCGGGTGTATCAAAGGTGATCAAAATACGCTCCTTATGAGAATGAAATCGTGGTTGTGTTGTCGTTTAAAATATCAATCGGCTCCCAGTGCAGAACGTGCATTGCTGCCCATGCTAAATCGGCGTGCGATCCTTTTTTGGTTCGATTGGATACCATTGTGATCTGATTGCTCGCCTTGGTGGTGTGCTGTCGTATCATTAAAAAGGAATGAACCACATCATCCCAATCATCACCAAACTGAAGGCGTCCTGCGTTTATGATCTCGCGCGCCTTATATGCCATCATGCGCTTCACTTCGGGACTGTAATCCACCTCTTTTAAACTTGGGTAGAACTTACGCACCAATTCAGCAACCGCAGAGCCAACGCCGCCCACATCCATTTCCAAATGCACAACGTTGTATTTCTCAGTGATTTTTTTAATGGCTCTGGCTTGCTCTTCATAGCTCGATCCCTTTAAGCGAATGCGCTCTAAGAATCGAAATACGCCGCCTTTCTTTTTCGGTTTCAGGCTGACAACAAGACCGGCATCATCCGCGCCTTCACCTTGCCCGCCACCTCGCGGATCGTATCCAACTAATACTTCTTCATCCCCTACAGGGCGCTCGCGCTCAAGGTGAACATCTTTCCATTTTGAAGTGTTCGTTTTGCAGGCAAGCAATGAGGTAATGTTAAAAAATGACGCTGAATCATCCAAAAAAACACAGCGAAGCAAGTTGTCAAAAATGCTTTTAATTGGGTATTTGCGGCGTAACTTATCCATGTTAAAGAAATTAGCACCACCCTTGATAGCATCATCAACCGTGATCATTTGACGGAAAATACCATCCGCTCCCATCGCGCCTTTTTTCAAGGCTTTATGGGTAATATCAATGCCTAACTCTTTAGGTCCAGACCATTTCGGATACGCTTCGTGCGCCGTAGTTGATGGTGTTGATAAGTAAGTGGTTCGATATTTCGCATGAATGGACATCCCCCCAGCAAGATCATCTAGCTCTTGGAATTTAGGGATCCAAAACACTTCATCAAAATATAAGTGGCCATTAAAGCCCTGACTGGTGCGCGCGTTCGTCGATAAGAAGTTTAAGCACGCGCCATTACTGAGCCATAACTCATCCTTGCCTTTGAGTTCAACATCACCAATCTCTAACGCAAAGCGGCGAATGTAGTTCTTAAATATCTCACTCTGCTTACGCGAAGCGGATAGGAATACTTGGTTGTCACCATTTAAAATCGCATCCTCAAAGGCTTCAAACGCAAAGTAATACGTTAGCCCTATTTGGCGAGACTTTAGGTAAAAACGAAACTCGTTTATGTCGTCATTGCACTTATGATCGCGAATGTCTTTCTGATATTGAAAGAAGGTTTTCTCTCGAAACTCAGCAAGCATCTCGGCGGTGATACCTGAAATGTCATTTTTAACTTTGTTGTTTGGACGACCACGAGGCGCGCCATTGCCTCCATCGCCTTGACTGGCTTTTCGTTTTTTACGCACTGCTGCTTCATCGCGCTTGTGCTTTTGTTCAAGCAACATCTCAAGCTCGCTCAATTGCTCGGCGTGCTTTCTGTCAATCCACAGTAGATACGCAATACGCTGACGAAGCATTAACTCCACCGGTGCATCATCACGCATTTTTTTCCAACCAAATTTAGAGATCCACTGTTGAACCGTTCGAGGGTTTACCTCTAATTCGTCAGCGATCTCTTTGGTTTCGTACTGGCGCAAATATAGTCCAAGGGCTTGAGTTTGCACTTGGTTATAAATGGGGTTTTCATCCAGTTTTTTTGTTTTCTCGCTCATGGATTTTCGCTGTTAATCATCACTAAAAACAGTGTGCTACAAATAAATCAATTACTCAGTAATCGGTTTTTCTGTATTGCGGAATACAGAAAAACAGGTGCTTTTAAAAAGAGAGCCCATTCGCTAAATTAAAATGAGAAAACACAGGAGAGAGTGTGAATGTTTCAGTCAGAGCCAATTTGTATTTTAAAAGCAGGGCCGACCATTGATGGTCGTTTTACTGATCAGCAAGTCATTGATGATCTTGCGGAGACGTATACCCCAAAACTCTACACGGCACGCATCAATGAAGATCACTGGCAATGGGGTGAAAAATTAGGCTCTGTATTGTCAGTAGAAAAGCGTGGTGATGAGTTATGGGCAGTAATTAAACCCAATTCAAGGTTGCTGAGTAATGTTGAGCGCGATCAATTTCTACATACGTCATGTGAATACATCGCTGATTTTGCAAAAACAGGCAAAGCGTATTTAACAGGATTGGCCATGACGGACGAGCCTGCCTCACTTGGCACTACGCAAGTGCATCTTTCTAGCGATAAGAGTAAGGGGCAAGAAAGTGTATCAAGCGGTGCCACGGTCAGTCTTGAGTTGCTTTCAGGGGAAGAGCGAGGCGATCAAGAAACAAGAACACTACTAAATAGATTCATTAGTCTACTTGGTGGAAATCAATCTGTAACACTTTCAAAGAAAGAAGAGGAAGTTGAAATGAGTAAAGAGCTCGAAGCGTTACTTACCAAAATCACAGAGCAAAACGAAGCAAACACAACAGCATTAAGCTCATTGGCGGACGCGGTAACTAAGCTCTCTGTAGGTAAAGAAGAAACAGTACAACCTGCCGAAGAGGAAGTACCGCCAGATGCAACTGCTGAGTTATCAAAAACAGTGGAAGCGCTATCCGCTCAAATGACGGCGTTGACCACTAAGCTAGGTGCGATGACTGATGAAGAGCAGCGCGCACTGGCGGGTCAAGGTGGTGAGACTCCTTACCTGTAATGGGGTGAATCTTCATTTTTCGTATTCTTATTTTTTATCGAGTATTTACTTATGTTAGAAGCAACAAGAGTTGTATTAAGCGCCTACATCAAAGAAGTAGCAAAGCAAAATGGTGTAGCGGATGCAACTAAAAAGTTTAGTGTAACCCCTGCGGCGACTCAGCGCATTATCGCTCAAATTCGTGAGAGTAATTGGTTTTTGAAAAGGATCAATATCATTCCAGTTATCAACCAAAAAGGCGAAGCGATAGGCTTGGGTGTTTCTGGCATGATTGCAAGTCGCACTGATACATCTGCGGGTAAAACACGTAAAACTAAGCGCGTGTACAACATGAAACCCATGCCGTACTTATGTGAGCAGGTCAATTTCGATACACACATTCGCTACAGTCAGTTAGATGCGTTTGCGCACCTAAAGAACTTCAACACCATCATCTCAAATCAAACGCGTGAGCAGATTGATGCTAACAAAATCACCATCGGTTTTTATGGTGAATCGTGTGAAGTAAATACGGATGCAGCCGCAAACCCTAACGGTGAAGATGTGTGTAAAGGGTGGTTCCAAGCAATTCGTGATCACAACTCCAAAGCCATGCTAAAGCAAGGTAAAACCACCAATGAAATTCGCATCGGCGAGGGGGGTGACTTTATTAACCTTGATTTGGCGGTAATGAATGTCAAAGGTCTACTTCATGATGCCTGTGAAAATGACGCCGATCTGATTGCGATCATCGGCTCAGACTTACTGGCTTATGATAAAGCTAAGTTCTATGCAAAGAACGGCAACACCCCAAGTGAAAAATCCAAAATTGAAGAAGCGCAGGTCATTGGTACTTACGGTGGTCTACCTGCAGTGTCAGTACCAGGATTCCCGCCAAGTGGGATTTTGGTAACAAGCTATAAGAACCTATCCCTCTACATTCAAGAAGGTTCAATTCGTCGCTCTGTGGGTAAACAAAACGATGAACGTGATCAGGTTGAAAACTTTGAATCCATGAACATCGCGTATGTTATCGAGCAACTAGAAAAAGCAGCAGCGGTTGAGTTCGATAACGTGAAGTTATGGATTGATGGCGCATGGGTATAACCCGCTTAATTAACTAGACACCCCCTCACAGGCTTGCGCTTGCGTTATCAAGAAAATGTACTGTACGTTTCTTGTTATTCGCTACGCGCTTAGCCTGTGTTTTAAAGGATACATCACATGAGTCGTATGGAATTTGTTGGCAATAAAGACGATGTGTACGAAAGCCAATTACCTGCAACTGAGCAGTACCCTGCACTCACGGTTGCAGAGTTTCAAGCTGTGTTTCATTTTTTAAGTAATGAGACAGAGATTGGCATTTTGCATCACCTCACTCTTGCGAGATTAACGGTTCACACTGAGCTTGTGGAAGTGCTTACTTTGCATGAAACACTTGATCATGTTTCCGTGCATTGGTTTGGTGAATCGGCGTCAGGCGCATCGCTTTACAAGCAGGCAGTGTTCTCTCTGGCGGCAAATCGCATCGTAGGAAATAAACTCAGTACGGACGCCACCGCAGAGGCGGCAGATCGACAAGAAGCTCTGCAGCAAAAAGCGGACAACTGCTTGGTGCAATACCGTCAAGCGGTTGATTTGCTGTTGAATGGAAAAGCAACCTATACCTTTGAAATGGTGTAAATCATGAAAGCATTACAAAGTTTAACTGAGTTATTTACCCAATCCGTTACGGATGCAAAGAATGTCGAGTTATGGGCTGAAGATGGTCAGATTGATTGCACTCAAGGGTTGAATGTGGATGGGTTTGATATTGCCTACACGGTAAATATCAACATGAGTAATGTCGATGTACAGCCTGAAATTCTCATGATGCACTTGGTGACATGGCTTAATCAATACGATGTAGCCAGAGAAGGCAAAGGACTAGAGCCTCCCACTTTTGCAACTCAGCGTTTAGATAACGGGCATTTTGACATTAAGTTGCAAGTGGATATTAAAGAAGCTTATTCACTAGAAGAGAGCACAACCGGTGCATGGAAACAAGGTGATATTCGTCTTGATTGTGTCAGTGATTTTGCAATCGCTGTGATTGAAGATGAACTTCCGCTTCTTGAGTTTATTGGCCCTGCCGAGGATTTACCTGAATGCGGTTAACGAACCCAGAGCAATTAACCTCGATGCTCGAGAGCTTGGCGCTAAGTCCTGCACAAAAGTTCGAGTTAAATCGAAAAATGGCCAATCGCTCGCGTCAGTTTTTTCGGGCGCAAATTCGCGAGCAAAGGGACATTGATAACACACCATATCAAGAGCGAACTCGACGAACAAGAAAGCAGTTAAATGATGGTGTCGTTCTCTCAACAAAAAGCAATAAGAACATGTTGATGGGATTGAGTCGCGCCTTAAAGACGCATGTGGATAACGATTCATTTGAAGTGGGCCTGACCGGTGTTCCTGCAAAAATCGGACGTCAACATAACGAAGGGCAAACCATGTCATTCACTACTCGTCTGAATGGATTTTATGACTCAAGAACCAACCAATGGATGGGTGGAGTTAAAACCAAGAATAATTACCGAATGCCAAAACGAACGTTCATCGGCTGGACTCCTTCTCTTGAGCGAGAATTGATGGCCATGATGCGCGATGAATTAATAATGAATATGGAGCCGTAAATGCGTGAGATAAGAATCAAACCCGCCACTAAGGGCTTGTTGGTGCGCGATCCAATAACGCGAGAGCCACTAAAGGCCAGTGGCGAAATGAAACCTCGTAATATTTATTGGTTGCGTCGAATTGCAGACGCCTCTGTTGTTGAAATAGATAGCAAGAAAAAAGAAGGAGCAAAATCATGAGTATCAGTTTTAACGAAGTACCAGGCAATGGTCGAGTTCCGGGTGTCTACATTGAGATTGACAACAGTTTGGCCAACAGTGCCGAGCAGCAACAATCAGTGCTTGTTATAGGTCATGCGGAAATTAATGACCCAACAAACCCTAAAGGTGCTCAAGCTAAAGGGGTAGCTCTTTGTATGAATGAAGAGCGAGCTATTACCCTGTTTGGTGAAAACTCAGAAATAGCAAAGATGATGAAATATCTCGATAAGCAAGATATAACCCTACCTATCTATGCTATCGAAGTAGCCAACAATGATTTAATCACCGCATTAGCCTTGTTGGGGGATACGCAATACCACCATATTATTTGTGCATTAAATGACGACACCTCTGTCCGTGATCTGGGTGAGTTTTTAGAAGCGCGCTATGGTGCCTTGCAAATGATACCGGCAATCGCATACCTACCTAAAAAAGGGACGCACGCAGAGCTTGTTACCTATGGCAGTAAATCCAATTGCCCGCTGATTAGCTTTATGTCCATCAATAGTCTTGGTAATTCAGCCAATGAGCCATTGAGTGATGCCGAAGCACTGGCTGCATGGGCAGGACAGATAGCGCAATCCCTTGCAAACGACCCGTGTCGCCCACTACAAACCTTAACGTTGAATGGCGTGTATTCGATTGCGGCCAGTGAGTTTGATTGGTCTGAGCGCAATCTGTTGCTGCATGAAGGCATGAGTACCTACACAGTAACGGCCACAGGCTCAGTGCAAGTTGAGCGTGCAGTGACGGCCTACACTGAAAATGCAGCTGGCGTTGCAGATGACAGTTATTTGGATGTCATGACTCCTGCTACCGCCATGTACTTTCGAGAAAAACAACGCTCATTAATTTTGAGCAAATACGGTCGTCATAAGCTCGCCGATGACGGGACTAACTTTGCTCAAGGACAAGCCATTGCAACGCCAAGCATGATTAAGGGTGAATTACTCACGCTGTACAAATCACTGGAATACAAAGGCATTGTTCAGGATTTTGATGGGTACAAAAAATCACTCATTGTTGTTCTTGATAAAGACAATAAGGTTCGCCTTAACTATCAAGACAGTCCGCAGTTCGTCAACGGTTTGATTATCGTGGCGGGTAAAATTCAATTTCGTAAATAACGTACTGGGGTAATTCATGGGTACAAAAATAACGAGTCGTGGCTATTTGGATGCAGGCTCTCTTGGTCGATTGCCAACCAAAGAAGGTGGCACGATTCACTTTGGTGGTTACAAGCGTGAAGCGGTAATTGGTGATAATGGCGTACTTGGTTATCAAGAAATTTTCGACTCAGCACCAAGTATTAAAGTGACCATAACTCACTCAAACAGTACGGACGAAAAAAAGATCCAAGATTTTGTGGGTGAAAACTTAACACTCAATCTAAACAGTGGAAAAAAATACACACTGATGAATGCGTGGACAAGTGATCCTCTTGAGTTATCCATTAAAGATGGTCAATTGGATGTGCTGTTTGTGGGTACGGAATTAATTCCACTTTAACCTATTAAGGGGTTGTTATGCTTACCTTGTTAAAAAAACGTCAAGACCGCGCAGCAATAAAAGCGGCGTTAACTCATCCACAGGAGCAAGAAATTCAAGAAACCAGTGGAGAGCCTACGGTAGCACCAACTACATCGCCATCCGATCCTTTTGCGAATAAATCGTGGGATGAAGTGCAGCGTATTCTTGAAACCGATCTAGGGTTTGTGCGCACACTTGCAGGCTTTGAAGAAAAGAACGCATTCAGAAAGGAGCTGATTAAAAAATACAAAGGGCAAGCCGAGCACTTACTTGCTACTCGCGCAAATTTAGAAGGTATAGATCTGCTTTGGTGGTATTACCTGTGGCAAGTGGATTGTGGCTTATTGGATCTTATTCATGATGATTTTAGAACGGCTATTTCGCGAGGTTTAAGTACGCCGCAGAAATGGAACTCAAACGGTGAAGTGGCCTACTGCGATGTCATTTTTAGATACTCAGATAACGCATACAAAGCGAAGGCTGCATTTAATCGCACCTATTTAGCACAGGCTATCACTGATATTAACGAAGGCAAGTTAGCCGTTAATGGTCCGCTTAAGGTCAAAATGTTTCGTCTTGCTGGTAAGTTATTGGATGAGGCCGACGTGAAAGAAGACGCGCTCGCTTTATTTGAAGCGGTGATGCAAATGGATCCAAAGAAAGGTGGCTGTAAAAAGCGCATACAAGAGCTAAAAAAAGAGTTAGATCATGAGCAAGAATAAAACCGTCAAAGTAAAGTTACCAACACCGATGATGAAAGATGGTAAAAAAATCACAACGATTGAGCTGCGAAAACCCTGCGCTGGTGATTTGCGCGGATTGAAACTTGGTGACCTGTGTCATATGGATTTTGATACCGCTTACGAAATACTGCCTCGCATCTCAATCCTGAATGAGCGCGACCTACTTGATATTGAAGTGGAAAATCTCACGCCATTAATGGTGGAGATTGCGAGTTTTTTCGTGAATACGAAACAATAATCGAGCAATTTAATCAGGTAGAAGATTTTTATGCCGATCTTGCTGTGGTGTTTCATTGGGCTCCTAGTGAGATAGATAAATTCAGCATCGATGATTTGATTTTGTTTCGAGAAAAGGCGCGCGTTCGCCACCAAGGGGAGAGCTGATTGCTCTCCCTTTTTTTGTAAAAAGGAAGGTAACATGAAAATGAATTTATCGGTTGTCATGGATATCGTTGATAAAGGCAGAGGCCCATTAAAAGGCATGACGAGCGATTCAGACCATTACGCCAAGAAGATTAATGAAATAAAAAAAGCGCAGTCAGATGACAGTGCAGCCCTACACCTTATTGACTCCTACAAGGCAATAGGCAAAGAAGTTGATAAGAGTGCGCTCAGTTTAAATGAAGCCAAAGACAAATTGACCGCTCTACAAGCAAAAGAAACCTCTGCGACGAATGCCAAAAAAGCGTTAAACGCAGAGCTTGAGAAGCAAGTTAAAAGACTAGCCAGACTTAAAATGCACTCAGAAGCAGCAGGTAGCTCAAATAAAAAACTCAATAAGATGGTTCTTGAGCAATCCAAAGCACTTAAAAAATTAAGAGCAGAAGCTACGGCAGCCAATAAACCCAATGCCATTCTCACCAACCAATTAGCCAAACAAGCAGAAAGAGTGACACGTCTTTCGAGAGTGAGCGGTGAGCATAACCAACGTTTAACTCAAGTTGGTAAGGTTATGAAAAAAGCCAGCATCGATGTAAGTAAGCTCGATGATGAATTTGCTCGCCTATCGACTAACTATGACAGTCATGCGCCAAAAATTGATAAGCTCAGCAAGCGATACAAAAGACTTCAAACCATCATGACCCCTTTTAATAAGGTGCAAAAGACAATAAAAATGCCATCCATTGAGACGGCAAAAAATGGTGCTATGGTCGGTGGTGCGGCGCTTGGCTCTATGGCGGGATTTGGCGTTATCATTGCTGATACGGCTGCGCAGGTGAATGAGTTATCAAGAGCCGCAAAAGATGTGGTAATGCCCGTTGATGCGCTGCAAGCAATGCGACTGCAAGCCAAAGGGGCAGGCGCAGAAGTTGAAGATATGGATGCTGCAATCAAGGAGATGAATTTGCGTTGGGGTGAAATGAAAACCCTAAAATCTGGCGCAATGAATGACTACTTTAAAGATACAGGCAATGGTCAAGCCTATAAAGATTTAATGAGCGCCAAAAACTCAATGGAAGCCTACCAAGTATTGCTTCGTGAAATAGCGAAAGAGACGGATGTATCTAAGCAGAACTTCATGGCGGATGAGTTCTTTGGGGGCGACAGTGAAAAAATGCTGTCGGTATTAAAAGCCGGTACCGATGGGCTTAATAAAGCAAAACAAGATCTTGAAGATACTGGTGGGCCAATCAGTCAGGACTCAATAGACTCTGCTCGGGAATTTGAAGGTACGTTTAAAAAATTAAGCGCAATCATCAACTCATTAAAAATTAGCGCACTCACTCCCATCATGAAAGAGCTATCTGTTGTGTTTGGTGGTATCGCTGAAAAGATGAAGAACATGGACTGGAGAGCGGAGGCTGTTGAGGATTTAAGAAGAGTGGTGAGCAGTGTATTTACTGCGTTTAAGGCAATGGGAGGTGCTGTTTTATTTTTGAGTAATAATTTTTCTGAAATCGTGGCCACAATAGCTCTTGTGAAAATAGCCTTTTTTGCGCTGAATGCGGTCATGTTTGCCAACCCTATCGGTTTGATTGTTGCAGCTGTCATGGCGGCAGGTGTTGCCATTACCTATCTGATGAGTAAATTTATCGACCTTGGCTCTGTCATGAGCAGTATTGGTAACTTTTTGGGTTTTGGCGATGAGGATGATAAAGCCATTAAAAAGGTGGATGAAATGACTACCAAGATTGGCAACTTAAAAGATAAGAGCATAGAGCTCGGTGTCACTACCAATGAAACGGCGAACAAAAACACGAATAAACGAGAGAGCTCAACGTTCGACAATGGTCAATATAACCCGAGTCCTGGACAAATAAATTCAAGCATGAAACCTATGCAACAAATGACACCATTAACCACTCAGAATATCCGAAGCCAATCGGAAGTGGCGTTGACGATTAAATCAGACAAGCCGGTCACCGTTGATAAGGTAAATAGTGATAAAGGGACTAATTTGAGTATAGATGTGGGCAATATGATGATGAGTTATTAAACCAAGACAGCCCTAGTATTAAACCAAAGGCGAGTCTTATTTTTGGGCAAAATTAAAGAGTGCGTTCAAGACCTCTTCTTGATAAAACACCACTCGCTGCTATTGGTGTGCAGAGCTACTGTCATTGCACACCAATTAACAAGGCAAAAGCCATGACAACCCAAATAATAAAAGAAAAAATAAACCAAGCGACAGAGCTTGCAGACCAATTACGCAAGATAATGCTTGAGATAAACAGCGCCGCTTGTGAAGAAATGACGCGTAAAGAAAAAGAAAGCCTATCCGCAACCGAAGAAATGTTACTCAGTGAAATGATAACTCCAAGCATTCGTACCGCCTCAGATTTGTATGGTCGCCTTACTTGCCTAGATAACATTTACAATGGGGAGGCATAAGATGTTACCCATTAAAAAAGGCCAAGAAGCCACGGTTGAACACATTATGTTAGCCGCCTCTCGTTACCCTATAACCCCTGAAAATATCAAACTTCCAGACCAAAGCAGCAGCCACATTGCCCTTATCTTTGAACAGCTCGCTTTCTTTGGTCATCTTCGACAACTCGAGAATGGTGAATATACTCGCGCATAAATACAACTGTATGGATATACAGTTTCGTTTTAAGTTGATATAATCACTCCAGTTTTTATGCCTTGAGTACCTGAGACCCAGATGAATATTTGGAGAGGAAGCATATCAACCCACTCAGCCACTTCATGTGGCTGCGTTTCTTTGCATTCAAGGCTCTTATTAAATTGGAGTAATAAATGCACACTACACCCCTACACAACGGACAACTGCAACTTATTCATGCCGACTGTCTGCATTACCTTAAAAGCTTACCTGATAACTCAATAGATTTAATTTTAACTGACCCGCCTTATTTTCAAGTGAAGAAAAATGCATGGGATAACCAGTGGCCAAACGTCGAAACTTTTCTGGCATGGCTTGATGAGGTGTTGGTTGAGTTCTGGCGCGTATTAAAACCCTCTGGCAATTTATATCTGTTCTGTGGTTCAAAGTTAGCGGCTGATACGGAATTACTTATCCGTGCGCGGTTTGATGTGTTTAATCATATCGTATGGGCAAAACCATCCGGTGTATGGCGACGAGCGCACAAGCCCCACTTACGTTCGTTCTTTCCGGCAACTGAGCGCATTATCTTTGCGGGTCATTATGATTCGGAAGGGTTTGCGAAAGGATGCAGTCAGTACGCCACGAAATGTACAGAATTAAAGAAGACTGTGTTTAAGCCATTAATGGATTACTTCAAGAACGCGAAGGATGCACTCAATATTTCAGCAAAAGAAATTAACCAAGCCACCGGCACACAAATGTGCTCGCATTGGTTCTCATCGAGTCAATGGAAACTACCAACAGAAGTGCAATACAAACAACTTCAAACCTTGTTTGCATCAAAGAGTGGTCAACTATCCAAAACACACACGGAACTCACTAACGAATACCAAGCATTGCACAGTGAATACGGAAGCCTCGTCAAAGAATATGATGAACTAAAAGCAGAATATGAAAGCCTGAGAAGACCTTTTTATGTGACTGATGAAGTGCCTTATACCGATGTATGGACGTTTGCACCAGTTCAGTATTACCAAGGAAAACACCCATGCGAAAAACCTGCGGATTTACTCGAGCATATTATCTCAAGCAGCAGTCGAGAGAATGCAGTGGTACTTGATGCGTTTATGGGGTCGGGCTCAACAGGTAAGGCGTGCTTAACGTTAAATAGACAGTTCATTGGAATAGAAATGGAAGAAGAAACTTACACTGCAACAGTAAACAAACTTAGTAGCTAACCGTAAGAATAAAAAACACTCGGCAAGCGACGAGTGTCGAGTGTTTCAGTTATCGTATTAGTACTTACTATGCCGTCATTTAGTTACTACTTATTCCCGACAACCAAGAGCTGATCGTCTTTATAGTATCGCTTGGGTTTTGTTTAAGGCTATCGCCATAAAAACGAACAGTTCCTTTTCTTATCATTTCTTGACGAGTATTTTCATTAGCTAAATCAAAGTGCACCCAATTATAAATGTGTAGCAGAATTTGATAATGCTCACGTAAATCTACTTCATTAAATTGAGCGGCTTCGAGAATACTTTGGGGGTTCACCTTTCCGTTAACCAACTTTAAGCAGTTAGGTTTACATGCTTTTAAGTAACATACAATTGCAATCATACATTGATAATGATCAGAAGATTCAGTCATTCCCAACATGTTATTGATAATTGAGTAATACGATAATGTTCGTTCAATTTCCCTAAATGAAGGTTGGTAGTACTTAACGATCTCATTTAAAGCTGAAGTTGCAATAGATTTAGATGTCTCCTCATTATCACCTTCCATTTTCGCAATAGAATATTGTAAAAATTGGTAACCATTATCATTATTTTTATTGGATGCTCTAGGTATTGACAGCCAAATATTTATAAACTTATGAAGGTAATTTGTAGGGTCAATGCCTTGCCCGTATTTTGTTTTAATTGACTCTTCTAATTGATTTCTGTTAGTTACAAGGAGGAAAGTTATTCCTGTTACTGAGAATAGGTGTTTAACCTGCTCTAGTAACTCTAAAGCAAAGTCAGGTTTGCATCTATCAAGCTCATCAATAATAAAGACAATAGGCTTCCCATGATTAACTTCAGTCGCAAATCTTGATAAATAATCTCTAAACTCTTTTAATGCCAACTTATCTTTCGCTGCATGCTCAAATCTATCTTTAACCAAGTCATCCACTTGAGTTGCAACTAAACTTGAAATTTCTTGTGCAGCTGCATCAACCGCACTGCCATCAATCATCCCCGCGGTAGCGGTTCTAACTGAAATTTTCAAAGCGCCTCTAGCTAGAGATTTAACGGCCTTAGCTGCTTTGTCTTTGAATTTAGCCTTGGTTTGTGTATCTTCAGCAGATATAAGCTGATAAATTTCAGATGCTAGTGACAAAAAAGGATCTTTTTGATAGTCATTTTCAAAAGCATCAAAGTAGATAGACTTAACCTCTGACTCTCGATGATTGGCTAAATGACCCCGCCACATTTTTATGAATGTACTTTTACCTTCACCCCAACCAGAATCCAAGGCAATAACTGGGTTCCCACCAGAGTTTTCAATAAGATTTGCAAGCCTTTCACCAAAATCTTTTCGTTTAAATATGTCTATATCAGGGTGAAAACCACAATCATCAGAGATCTTAATTTCGGGGATAACAATCTTCATGTAAATCCTTTTTTAACCTTCGCCTTTATTTATATCTAGACGAGGTGACATTTAATTATACGAATCAGATTCGCCATAGCGAGCAAGTATAAATTAAAACATACACAAGCAATAGCACGACATACTATTAATAAAGATATCAATACATCTTATGATTAAATTTCAATTAGGAGTGATCTAGATCGGGATACTTACGCAAGTACGATAAATGGCTTTAAATTTACTTAATCAACCGATTAATTTACCGATTTAGCCAAAATTGACCATTTTCATCAAATTAATTTAGTAACACCCACAAAAAAAGCCCGCTAATCCTAGCGGGCTTTTTTCGTTCTGCATAACTATGTAATTGTATGGCAGGGGTGGAGAGATTCGAACTCCCAACACGCGGATTTGGAGCTCTTAAACTATTTTATAAGGCAGTCCTCTGCTTGAACGTTCATCATTAAACCTTTAACACGGCAAGTAATAGTTAGACTACTACCTCTTTTTAACTGTCCGAGCTGATTGTTCATTGAATCATCAAAGTATGCTTGCACTTCTCTATGTTGATTTCTAGCGCCGGCCCCAAGCGTGATATACGGAGTGTCAAAGATGTCCTTTCCTATACCACTAACAACTCCAGTAATCTGAACTATATTGTCTTTATACTTATTATCCGCACCAATTTCATTTCCTCTGTATGCGGATACGAGATCACTAGCGCTTACCTGTATAACCTCTTGTGCAGGTGAAGAGGTGCTGTTTGTTGAGGTGGCTGGAGGTGCGGTCGTATCATTTTCTGAGCCGATGATAATTGCAAATGAGATGAACAACCATGCAAATGAAATTACTTTAGCTTTGGTTGTGTGACCTTTTCTTAGTGTGAACCACGAGAAAATCACAGGGATAAGTAATATGCCAAGCCCTAGTATAAAACTAACAGATCTTTCTTTTCTTGGAATGTTGGTATTTGGCTTTCCGCAGTTCGGGCAAGCAGGGGCGGAGTCTGACATTTCATTTGAGCAGTCAGTGCAGGTAATTATTGGCAT